AAGTTGCCCTGTCTATGATCCTGTAAAAAAAGTTTCTTTAATTGGACAAGAGGCACAAGACTATTGGGAAGCAAATCCACATCTAAGACCAGACTATGATGATATTAAAGATCAAATTGTAAAAGAAGAAAAACAAGAAGGAACTTTTGATGATATTAAGGATTTTGGTCTTTTGGCTCTTAGTATGCTCGTATTCCTCTAAAGCTGAAGAAATAGATACAGGTAATCTAGTTCCACCTGCTGATGAGTGGACATTAGAAAACAAAGCATCAACAAATTCATGTAGTTATTCTGGTCAATTACAAGATGGAGAAGTCTGCACAGGAAGTTCAAGTATTCGTGGTGGCTACAATGAAAATGATGGTGGTAGAATTATATCTGATGATATTAGTCTTATAAATCAAGGATTATCAGTAGAGGAAATACAACAAGGTTTTGATTATCAATATGGATCAAGTATTGAGAGTCATGTCAGTAATACGAATGTTCCAAGCTGTTCAAATACTAATGGTGACTGTAAAGATTATTTTACAATTACAGTAAGACTATCTGATGAAGCAGGTACAGTTTTTAGAACCCATGAACATACAGTTGAAATGGATTATGTAGGTGTCAGAGATTACTCTTACAATCAAACATTAGAACAAAATAATTATTTAGATGTAAGTTTCCAAATGGATATCTGGTCTGTAGATGCAGGATATACTTCTGGTTATTATGGTGGAATTATCTCTGATCCTTTTTTTTCAGTTCAATATCAAACAGTAGAAATAATCACAGACATCATAGATGATATTGTAAATGATATAATTTTTGATGACATAAATACAGATGACATGACTGTTGATATATCTATTGATGATTTCTTTGAGGAAGATATTTCTTTTGAAATAGATTTTGCACCGATTGAAGATTTAGATATTACAGTTGATGTTGTCAGTATTGATGATCTTCCAGAGATTGAGATAGATATGGAAACTACAGAAACTATTGAAGTAGAAGTTGTAGAAGAACAAACAGAAGAAATGATTGAAGAACAAATAGAAGAAACAATAGAAGAACCTATTGAAGAAACAGTAGAAGAAAGTGTAGATGAACCAGAGCAGGAAGAAGCAGAGGAAGTAGAAGCTGAAAGACCAGAGCCAAAAGAAATGAAGCAAAAGATTGCAAAAAAAATAATTGCAAGTCAGAAAGATAAGATGTCAGTAGAGTCACAAACAACACAGTTAGCTTTGATGATTGTTTTATCTGATAGTGATTTCAACAGCTATACAGATAAAAAATTAGTGGATAGACAATTTTATGAAGATGTAAATTTGTATCTGGATCAAAACATGATAGAAGATACTAACTTAGATTTATTTTATATGGATTATTTAGGAATGAATGAATTAGTGGATTTACAATGGCAGAGATAACTTTTGCAGGGATATCATTCAAAGGTGGGAAAGTAGTAGGTATTCTTGTTGCTCTTTCTACCTTAGGTGGTGGATTATGGGCAGGTTTTGAGTTTTACAAAGACTATTTAGATATGAAAGAAAAAATACAAAGTTATACTGCACCAGATCTATCACATTATGACACACAAATAGAAGTATTAAGATCAGAAATATCAACAGTTTTAGAAGAAGTAAGCCTTGTCAATGATGTGGCTAATAATTTATCTAAAAATATCAATGATGATTTGAAAGATCTAAAACAAGACATCAGAGCCATAGATAAGGTAGTCAATGATGTAGAGGACAGGGTAAAAGATACAGAAAGAGAACTATCACAAGATCTGAAGGTTATTGAGCAAGAACTAGAGGATAAGATACAAAAGATCTTAGCCAATCCATTAGCAGGTGTAAAATAATGGCTACACCAGAAGAACTAAAACAACAGCTTAAAAAAGCAAAACAAGAACTTAGACAGGCAAGAGAAGAAGTCAAAGAAGCAAAGATTAGAGAAAAGTTGTATCTTGAAAGATTAGATAATTGGGCAGAAAAAAATCAAAAATTAAATTCAAAAATTACAAGCATGACTATTGATGATGTTGTATTGATGCAAAAAGCAAAAGCAGAGTATGAAGAAAAATACAAAAAAGATATGGAAGTAATCGAAGCATTTGACAAACAAGCACAAATAAAGTTAGATGCAAAAGGAGTCGAACATGGCAACACAAGCAGAGAAAATAAATAAGTTAGATAAAGAAGTATCTTTAATAAAGAAAGATATTGATATTATCAAAAACAATCATTTAGTTCATCTTGAACAAAAAATAAATCAAAATTCAAAAGTTCTCTGGACTGTAGGTGTCTTAGTTTTTTCCAACCTTGTAATACTTCTTAGAGATATTATTCTTTGAATTTAGGCACAATCTTCCTAGTAGGATATCTTTGTATGAATAGTGTCTGTGTATCAATTAATGAGAGATATGATAATGTTAAAGATTGCATAATTGAAGGCAATTACATAAAGTCAATTCTGGATAAAAATAATATTCGCAAATACATGATGTTATGCGTAGATGCAAAAGACTATGAAGAAACATGATAGAATACTTGTTATTAGTGATTTACACGCACCCTACTGTCATGTAGATAGTATTTCATTTTTAGAAAAACTAAAAAAAAAATATAATCCTACAACAATAGTGAATATTGGAGATGAAGCATCTTACAATAGTATTCATTTTCATGAGATAGATCCGGACTTACCAAGTGCAGGAGATGAATTAGAAGTGACTAAAAGTTGGCTTCACAGATTAGAAAAACTATTTCCAAAAATGGTCATTTTAGAAAGTAATCATGGATCTATGGTTTTACGCAGAGCCATAGCAAAAGGTATGTCAAGAAAATTTATAAAATCCTACAATGATATATTAGAGGTAAATGATGGGTGGATTTGGAAGGACAAGCATCAAATTGAATATGATAACAAGAAAATATTATTTGGACATCAATTTTCCAAGAATATTGAGAAAGCAGTCAGAGAATATTCACAATGCGTTGTTCAAGGACATTGGCATTGTTCAGCATCTACAGTATTTGTAGCTAATCAATTCCACCTAAATTGGGGAATGACTGTAGGTTGTTTGGTAAATAAGGATAGTTTGGCTATGGCATATATGAAAATAAACCTTTCAAAACCAATACTTTCATGTGGTTTGATAACTGAAGGATATCCACAAATTACACCTATGGTATTGAACAAAAATGGATCATGGGATAAAAATATCTATATATGAGTGATTACGAAGATAAGATAAATCCTGCATATTATGTAGGAACTAAGATACAGCTTATTGATGTAATAGAGGAATTTAATCTTGGACACCATGAAGCAAATGTTTTGAAGTATGTAGTTCGATACAAATCAAAAGGTAAGCTAGAAGATCTAAAAAAAGCACAATGGTATTTATCGAGATTGATAGAGAGGTATAGCAACTAATGAATAGAGAAAGATTGGCAAAAGATATCACCAGATGGGAAGGTGTTAGATATGAAAAGTACAAATGCACATCTGGACTGTGGACTATAGGAGTAGGACACATGATTAGAGATGATGAGCAAGAATTACTGAATAGAGAAAAACCATTAACTAATGAAGAAGTATTAGCAATCTTTGATAAAGACTTATCTAATGCAATAGAAGATACTAAGAAATTTATTGATCCTAATGAAGTAGAGCCAGAAGCATTTGAAATCTGCGTACACCTTTGCTTTTGGATTGGGCTACCAAGATTATTAGGCTTCAAAAAATGTAGAGCTGCTTTGAAAGATAAAGATTATGTTTTGGCCGCTGAAGAACTTTTAGATAGCAAAATGGGTAAGTCAGATGTCAGAGGTTTAGTAAATAGAATAACTGAACTATCAGCAAGAATGAGAGATGTGTAATGTTAAGTAATTTATTAGGTGGAGATCTTGTAAAGAATGTTGGTGGTATCATTGACTCTTTACACACTTCACAAGAAGAAAAAGACAATGCAAAAATAAAATTAAAACAATTAGAAAACGATCTTCAAACAAAACAAATGGAGATCAATAAAGTAGAAGCAGGACACAAATCTGTTTTTGTTGCAGGTTGGCGACCTGCTCTTGGGTGGATCATAGTGATAATCCTAGGGTACAGTTATTTATTTCAACCTTTTATAGCTATGACTTTAAAAATTATTGGAAAAGATGTAGAATTGCCAAACTTAAATCTAGACCAAATTTTCCCTTTAATTCTAGGAATGCTCGGTCTTGGCGGACTCCGCAGTTTTGAGAAGTCAAAGGGAATTGCAAGGAACAAATAAGAGAGGGGTAAGGTATGTTAGATATGATGAAAGATTGGTTTGAGGATTTTATGA